TGCTCTGGACTTGCATCACTTACGTGGAAGTACTCAAGGTCATTGAACACAGCAGAGATTTCAGAAGAAACTACGATGTAGTTTGCTCCACCTCTTAATGTTGCCTTGTGGATTTGAGCAGAGATTTGGTTAACTTTAGTAATTAAAGTTTGGTTCCAATCTTTTTGTGTATAAGGACTAGAAGATGTTGAAGCTTTTCTCCATCCGTTGTAATCCCATCTTAGAGTCCATGCAGCAGCTTTTCTTAAATCTCTTAAGATTTCTCTATCGATTTCAGCAGCAACTTGCTCAGATAACATAGCCGTTAATTCAGCTTCAGCATCAATGTTGTGGAATGCACTAACATCTTGCGCTAACTCTGGAGACCATGTTGCTCTTAATTTTCTTTCTTCAACAGAAACAACAACTTCATCAAGTTTGAAAGATACCTCTCCCATTTCAGTTTCTAATTCAAGACTAGCATAAGTTGCCCAAGAAGCATCAAACGCAGTTGTATCAACAGTTAAACCTGTTCCAGCACCAACGTAACCATCAAAAGTAGATGTACCGTTAGAATCAACTGGGTGGCTTAAGTCTAAGTCAATGTATAACTCACCAGCAGCATCACAGATGTCATCATAAGTAACGATTCCTTTACCGTACTTTTGAGTAACTAATCTGAATGGTACCTCAGCACCAGCAGCGATGATTGTATTACCATCTGGGTCAGCGATAAGGTTAGCAGAAGTAACTTTTAATGAAGCTAAGAAAGACTCAGTATCCATTTCATTACCATCTGGTCCTGTTAATCTACCTTTATTAGTAGAAGAGAATCCAGAGATTCTTAACATACCATTTCTAACTGTACCATCAGTTGCAGTAGCATAAGTAATAATTTCAGAGAAATTACCATTTGAATCCATAGCAACAGGAATTGCGTTCATCATAGTGATGGTTGCAGTACCTTTAGAGTTATCGAATAATCCATCATTGTAATAGATATCGTATAAGTTTTTAGCTTCGTATACTGTTGGGTTACATCCAGCACCTACAACACAGTCTGGCAATTGGTCAGCCATTGAAGTGTGAGCAGAGTATTGCGGGTCAACGTGAACGTTTCCAGCTTGCCCAGTAGCATTAACTCTTGATGAAGTTACAGGTACGAAGTAGAATAATTTACCAATTGGCATATTCATAGCTTGTACAGAAACGATATCGTTAGCTAATAATTTAGAGAATACTCTTCTTACGATTGGGAATACAACTGTTTCGAAAGAACCAGATGAATCAGCCGCAGAAGTAGCCTCATTTAATAAATAAGAAGCTTCGTTCTCATATAACTGAGCGATGTTCTCCTTAACATGACCTTTAAGACCTTCTAAGAATCCTAAAGAGTTCCATTTTTGTTGAGTTTGAGTTCTAACCGCTTTCATGTGGTTTAGACCAATGTTCCCAACTTGTCCAGAATTTAATAATTGTGATTGTGACATAATTATAATTTTTAGTTTTTGTTTTTGTTAGTTTAGTTTTTAAATTAGTACTTAATATTTGTCTTTATTTTCGACTCTTTTAATTAAGTTCATAATTCTTTGTGTTCCTTGGTCTACATATGCGGTGCTCTCGTTTAATTTCGAAGTACTGCTTGATGTTTCCTTAGAGAATTTCCCTTCTACTGATTCAGACATTGGTTGTTTATTACTCAATTCTTTCTCGATAGATTTGAAAAGTTTTTTAGACTCTTGAATGCTAGAAACTTCTTCATCGAATCTTTCAATGATTTGTCTCTTTTCATCCTTAGTTGTTGAATGTTCAGTAAATAATCTAGTTACATTAGTAAGATTAGTATTGAACACTACGACTTTACCTAACATTGCTCTTTGCTCTTTAAGAGTTGCAGTCATTTGAACTGTTGCTCCCTTAAGTGCTTTTGCTTCTTTAAGTAGTTTATCGTAATCCGCTTTAGATACGTATTCGGTAGTAACGTTTGGAGCCTTAACGTTGTTGGCGTTTCCACCAGCACCTTTGATTTCAGTCGAGTTGTTAGCGACAGTACGTCCCTTACCAACTTGAATTTTTTCATCGATTGCTTCTTCGTTTACTTCGTCTTCGTTTACAGTTTCATCTTCCATGATATGCTCACCGTGACTATCTCCAGTTCCGTTTTGACCATCATCGTCAAAACCACCCTCTAGATTGTCTCCAGCAAAGTTGTTCGGTGATTTCTCACTTCCAACAGGAGCACTTACACTTTCAATGTCTTCCATTTCATCTATTGCAATTTCGTATACAACTTGAGATTCATTCATGTCGTAACCTTCATAAGTTTCTTCTTCCTCTTCTTCTGAACCTTCAAGGTCAGACATTGGAAGTTCAGCAACTTCTTCACCACCCATTTCTGGTTCTAGTTCCATTTCTGGTTCTAATCCCATTTCTGGTTCTAATCCCATTTCTGGTTCTAATCCCATTTCTGGTGCCATTTCTGGCGCAGCTTCCGCACCCGCATTTGTCTTAATAACAAATTCACCTGGTTCGTTTACCGTTAGTTCGATATCACCGTTTTCTCCACTTACGATTTGAATTTCGTCATCACCAGTCAATTTCTTGTATACTGCGATAACTTCATCATCTGATGCTGCTGTCATATCCATTTCGTCTCCAGCTGGTACTTCTGCACCCATGCCCATTTCGTCACCTATTTCTAAGTCACCTTCTTCGGAGTCACCCATTTCTGTTTCAACTTCATCTCCAATGCTGTCGATTGGTTCATCAGTTTCAATTTCTTCTGCTCCATCTACAGGTGCTTCAGCATCTGCATCTATTGCAACGTCCGTATCCACTTCTACATCGTCAACATCTTCTTCTTCAAACTCATTAAGAGATTCTTTCACTAGGTCATCAATTTCTTCTTTCGCTATCGAACGAAGTATTTCTTTTGTGTTGGCGTTTAAAGCCTCTTGGATTCTTTTAGCATCCAATACCGCTTCATCAATAATTGATTTCTTTTTCTCAGCCATTTTGTTTTGTATTTTTTTAAAAGTTTTAATCTTTCTTTTTAGTTTGGCAATAAAATATACTGCCATATGATAATAAATATATCCTATTCTTGCAAAAAGCAAAAAAAATCTACATTTAGTTAAAATTTTTTTTATTTAATCTAAAAGGAATTTATCTAATCCATCATCCAATTCCTTATTCTCAATAATTCTCGATTCGGTGAATGGTTGTGCATCTTTACTATTTGCAAATATCCAAGAACCTGGAGTTGATGGTGCTGTAACAACATCCCACCCTATTAATTCGAAATCATCTTGTACGATTGCATTACCCTCATAATCTTCTTCAAGTGTCCCAACACCTCTAGATGAAACACCAATTCTCCAACCATGTCTAAGCATATTTGCGACCTCATCACCTTTAGTTGAACAAATACCCATATTAATAAATCCTAATGTAGTATTGATTTGCATCTCACCCATAAGGGTTTTACCCTCCCACCAAATTTTAGTAATATTATGTGATACTCTGTCACCAGCTATAATGGATGACTCTGGATGGTCTAATTCACCCAACGCTGATTTGTTTTGTATTAATTGGTTGTAAGCGGTTGCTTGATTCTTAAGTATACGTTCTGGATAGATTCTACCGTTTCTATTTTTAACTCCCCACTTCTGTAATACTACAGTTACTAATAATGGCTCAACCATTGGTATACCACCAGCAGCCAGTTTCTTAACCTCGTTTACGAACTCTTGGTTCCTTGCATCATTCGGGTCTATATACCCAGCATCGTGTTCAATCATTAGCATTGGTTTACCCAATGTATTATTTTTATTTAATTTTAAATTATCCATTATATTTCCATTTAAAACCACCAGCGGTTTTTTTCCTACCATTACAAACATCTGAGATTGTGCAACGATTTATGTTTAATGTTTTAGATGCAATAGTAACACCATCCCATTTATCTATTATATTCCCATCTAAATCTAATTGTATTACGGCTCTATATTTTTTACTACTTTCTTTTCTTATTTTACCGTACATAGGATTACCAGTACCACTTCGTTGTCTAGACATTTTTTCTTTTGTCTTATCAGTGTGTATTTTACCAGTTGACCCTATACTCATCTTAAGTTTAGCTTCATCACTAAATATTCTACCTTTAAGTGCATCAGATATCTTTTTATTAACAATAGGACCTAGATTACCACCAACACCACCATTGGCAATATTAGTTAAATTAAACCCCCAACCTTTAAATAAATCAATCCAGTGTTGTTCCCAAAATCCCCAATTATTATTTGGCACTTCATCTATAACATCAATTAATGGTTCATAACCATCCTTGATTAATGATTTAATCCAATTATTTTTATGGGTGATTGAGTTATTAGATTTTCTAATATGGTCAACTAATCGCTTATTGGGGTTATCAGATTTACCAACATATCTTATATCACCGTTTCTAGGGTCAACTAATACATAAATAAATGTATTGGTAGTCTGACCAGCCTTCAGCAACTTAATATCTTCGTTTAATCTTCTTGACATAATCTATAGAATTTTATTATAAATACATATCAAGGCATAAAAAAAACCGAATCTATTAGGATTCGGCTTTAATTTAATTTTTCTTTTTGTGGAACTTAAAATGTTCGTATTTATCAAACACATCCTCAATGACACTATCGGTTATATCACCCATAACCCTTTTAAGTTCTGTTGACCTTATCAAATCGCCACCTGTCAATGTTCTTTGGTATAGTGTAATCTCACAACTCATAAAGCTTCTCTTACCAAATGCGATTCCAGATTCTCTCATATCTAAATCTACTATTGTTTTTACTTTATTAAATGATAGTGGTAAGTTATTGTGAATGTATTTCTTCACTTCTTTTTTTAATGAACTGATTACAGTTACATATTGTTCTGTGTCTTCATCTGTGGGTTCACCCCATGCTGATATGTTAATGTAAACACTTGTAGGATTTTTGGAATCTACGGTCCCAGAAATAACTTTATAGTTTTTATAAGTTTTTCCCATTTTAATTTCTTTTCCTTTTTTAATCATAATACCTGGTATTTACACAAGTATAACGAATTTAATTCAATAAGTCAAATCTTATTTTTTAACTCTTCCGATTGAAACAGTTGCATTTAATGATGGGAAAAATTTAGCCTTCCAATCAACACTAACTGGTAGACCATTCTTATTCATCATATCACATACAAATGAATCGAATGATGATATTGATTTTAAATTGTTGGCTTCTAATTTTGCTCTATCTAATTCATATGGTGCCATGAAATCATATATTGTCTTTCCAATACATTCATCTTCACCCCAACCAACAACTTTTTCCCAGTCTCCATTAACCGCAAGAAACTTATTAGTTTCTGGACATGTGATACAACGTATAATATAATCATTACTAGATTTAGAAATCTTATCAATAACCTCCAGTTGTTTTAATTCCAATTTGGCTATTGTTAGTTCTAAATTTGATTTCATTTCTTTTTGCATTTATCTGATATTTCTATAACCTTCTCATCAATGTGAGATTTTATTTCAATAACCACCTCTGTGTTACTTTCTAAATTAGATTTAATTACTTGTTGAAGACCGTTAGATGCATCCGTTAATAATGGTAACATCTCCTTTAACTCAACAATTCTCTTTTCTTCTACTATCTCTAATTTAGCTTGTAAATCCCTCTTCTCTTGCTGAACACTCTTAAGCCATTGCCACATAACATAGAATGTAGCACCAGCACCACCAAATATTTGCAATAACGGTTCTAATTCCATATGTCAATATTTTAGTCTATTGTTAGTGTTCGTTTTAAATCAAGTAATTTAACTATTTCCTCTGAAAATGTTTCGCTAACAAATTCAGTGTTTAGTAATCTTTCTTTAACCGTAAGTAATTTTTCTTTGTTTGTAGATTCACTTAACCTTTCATTAACCGAATCAATACAACTCATAATGGTTTCCTTAAATACCTTTTCTTTAGCCTCATTATTTTTATCTTCTAAAATAACATTAAGTACTCTATGTTCATCTTCAGTCAAATCACAATACCTATCATTAAATTTATCAACAGCCAAATTAGCTAACATACTAGTTGGGATTTCTAGTGATTCCATAATCACCCTTTCCTTATTTTCATTAATATACTTAACTACATTCAATCTAGAATTAGTTACTTCTTGAATTGTTGATGGGGTTCTTTCTTTGAAGATTAAATTAGAAAGAGATTCATGTAATTCTTTCTTATCATATTCTGACTCTAACCTACCTTTAACCATTTGAGATAGGTTAACTAACTTTGAATTCTCGGCTACAATATCTTCTTTTTTGAATGCACCCAATAAGTTTACATTCTCCGTAATAAATAGATTGGCTGAAAATTGATTCTCATCGACTCTATTTTCAATATTATTAAAAATCAAGAATTGTGCTTTGAGTATTTTACTTTCACTTATCGCTCTGATAAATCTCTTAACAATCTTTCTTTTTTCTACATCCTTATCAATGATAGATTCTACTAGAATATCATTAAACGCATTTTTTATTTTACCGAAGTTTTGCATTGTATAGTATTTTTATATAAATATGCTTATGGCTACTAAAAAAACAGTTATTCCTTTTCGACATCCTCTAATCCATCAACCATATCATCGATATCTTTAATCATATTGTGAACGGTCTCATTAATTTTTATGTTTTTGTCATATATCTTTTCTCTGATAATATTGGGTTTTTCATCACTTTTGATTGATTCTGACAACCTATCAATATAATTCTTATTGTGCTTCTCAACCCTAGCCACTTGCTTACCCATAAGCAATGCTTTTTGTTCAGTTAAAAGATTTTCTGCTCGTCTTATTGATTCCTCAGTAGTTTCAGCGTCACCAGCACTTAAATCATCAGCACCAATATCCTCACCACCGACATCCACGGTTTCATCACCCTCTGGCGCACCTTCAATATCTTCAGCACCACCTTCTTCACCAAAGTCTAGGTCTTCTTCTCCGAAGCCACCGCCTCCGAAGCCACCGCCTCCACCACCAGATGGACCACCACCCTCTTCACCTTCACCACCTTCTGGGGCTCCACCTTGTTTGGCAATCTCAATATCACCATAGATTCTATCCACCTTATCAAACATACCAGTATTCTTAATAACATTGGCAGTATTTTCAAGTTCAGCCGCAGCCGCTTTCTCCATTCTTTGTTCAAGAAGGTCTTGTTTAATTTCATCATCAGACCACCCAAGGATTTCACGTTTACCCTTAGTCATACTCATTGCACCGAAACCATTACCAGCATCAGAAACAGCATCTTTATAAAGTGTCATCTTAGCTTGTAAGTGTTCAATCTTAAGCATCTCCGCTTGTACTGATGGGTTGTTAAGTGAAAGTGTGAAATTATCTAACTCTTCCTCAAATCCTAGAATGTACAAGTGAACTATTGCAATCTTATTTAATTCCATAAGCATAGCTTGTTGAATTCTGTTCACAGTTCTAGAAAATCTAATATCTTGTAATGCAAGGTTCTTACCCTCACCAACAGCATCTTCAAATCCTAAGAAAGACTTAGGTACTCTTAATGCTGTAAATAATTTTCTTTGTAGGTATTCAATATCCGCAATTTGGTCAAGATTTGCAGCCCCAGCTAAGGTATCAATTGGATTCTGAGCATCCTCACTTCTAACAGGAATAAAGAAATCTTGGTCATTGGCCATTTGATTATATTTCAAATCAATTTGTCCCGTTTGTGGGTCAACAACTGGCGTACGTTTAAATCTATTGGCAATGTCATCTACGTATGCTGGCACATCTTCATCATCAATGTTACCAACGTAGATTTTATACACCCTTCTTTCTGGTGCCCTTGTTACCCTATAGATAAGCATAGCATCCTCAGATAATAATAATTGTTTCCAAATTCTTCTAGCCTTTTCTAATACAGATGTTCCATAAGGTAGTCTTCTATCATCACCCAATAAACGGAAATGTGCTATTTGCCAAGAAGAGAATTCGATATCTCTACCTTTCCAATAGAACTTAACCTTACCATCATTATCCGCATCTCCAACAGCATGTTGTCTAGAAATAGCATCATAGATACTACCCTCTCTTCTCTCCATCTCGAAGTTAGGCATTTGTCTAGCCCCAATAACCCCAGCCTTATCATCAATATTTAAGAACACAAAATCATCACCGTACTTACAAGTGTTTCTTGTCCACATTGGTAATGATGTATGAATATCTAATCTATTATGAAATAAATCCTTTAAGATTTTTTTAACTCTTTTTGAATCAGAATAAATATTAATAACCTCACCCTTATCATTTACGGTGGTGGCTTCTTCCATCATAATATCTAAAGCAGCGGCAATTTCTGGATAAAACTCCATATTCTCAAAATCAGAATATGAGCCAATACGAGTAGTTTCATAATGGATAGATTGTTGGAATAGTTCGTTATCAACCTTTTTCCATTGGCCAGTAAGATATTTACTTTGTTGTGCTTGTAATTTTGCTGATTCATATTCCGCTTTATCATCTGTTTTCAATAATTCTCCCTTACCAATCGAATATCTATTAGTTTGGTCTTTTGGTACGTTAATACCATCTGGTCCAAACATTGTATTCATTCTTTGATAAACTGTGAGTTTCTTCTTAGCCATAATTTAATTTTTCTATAATGTAATGAAATTTAATAATAAATAAATAGTTACTGCACATAATCACAAGCGACATATGCCACTTTATGTTGTACCCCTTCAATAACTGTTATTGTAAGCATATAAGTTACCTTCCAATCCTCTCCTTGAGAACGTGGTGTAGCCGAACAGTAATACTTATCTTTCTGTTCAATCTTAGTTCCCCTTTTACTAGATTCCAATGGTGACCATTTATATAATCCACCACCTTTTTGATTACCATTCTTTCTTGTAAATACCTTCTTCCCTAATCCCATAATTCCTTATCTTGTTCCACTAAACAACCACATGTAATCCCCATTAGGGTCTTGCATATTTTTAGACACGTTAGGATTAAACCTTGGTCGTGGTGCTGTTTTCTTTCCTTTGTTATTTTTTCCGACAAAACCACCATCATAACTAGACTCCTTACTTAATGGGGCTGACCCACCAGTACTCCAGCTATTAAGCATTGCCTTATTTTGTGCGTTCGCCTTTTCTAGGTTTTTAAATGAGTATTCTAATACCCATAAGGCCATACCTAAAGCCATAAGTAAATCATCATGGTAACCTTCCATGTGGTCTGGTCTACCATTTTTATAAACAAATGTTTTCATTTCAGATACGAGTCTTCTTGACCTAATCTTAACCGCATTCTCTCTTAATACCCTTTCTAGATTTGCAATCATAGGAAGACGAACACCATTGGCATTGAAACCTGGCATTTTATCCTTATTCTTAACCCTATTCAATCTAGCCTTGTTTGATAGTATACTTGTACCAGTAGCTGGTTTATCGTAATGTAATAATTTTTGACTATAACCCATCTCAATTAACTTAAGTACGGTTGATACACCCATACCACCAGCGATATCGACTACGGTATATGCGTTATACATATTTCCATATTCGAATACGTGATATGCAAGTAAATCTGGTTGAATCTTACCTTGATATTCAAAGACCTGTTCCATGGTTGTGAAATCAACAATAACAATAGTGGAACTATCCTCACCATCACCCCTAGAAACATCGACACCCATTATATATTGATGACCCTCTACGGGTTCATTCCATAACCAAAACTCTTGTTCAATACCACTAACTAATTTAGGTTCCAACACATTCTGCTTTTCGTGGAAATCAATAGTCTCATCATCTATTACGTTACCACCAGAACCTAAGAATGATACATCTAACTCTTGAGCAATCTTTCTAGCATTATTGTTAAGTGCCATACACATATTCTCATACCATGTAGATATTGGTTTCCAACCATCTTCAATTCGCTTAAGATACGAAGGTAAATTAAATTCAACTTCATCCTCAACTATATCATCACCATCCTCAACTTTTTTATACCATCTTAGGTCTTTGTTGTATCGTGGGTCTTCATACCAACGCATCTCAACAATGTGATATCTATTTTTACCAGTCTTAGATTGTTCGTATGTTTTATAGTATAGTGGGTCCATACCGTTAGGTGTGGAAATAAGAATTACCTTACCACCCGTTGATATTGATGACATTGCCGCAGTGTATACCGCATCACCATTATCGATAAAGGCTGCTTCATCAAATACTAAGTAAGTAGGTGTATATCCCCTAAGTGCATCTTCCGATGTCGCAACGGCAATAACTTGTGAACCGTTAGGTAATTCAATCTCGATTTTAGAATCTACAATGAATATGGACTTTGCCTCATTCTCTGGTGTTCCATAATACTCTGGGCCCCATACCCATCTAGGAATTTGTTTAAGGTAATTCTTTATACCCTTTAAAAATTTTTGTGATAATTTAAGTTTATTCGCAATACAAAGTATTACCTCTGGATTGTCTGGGTCAGCGAAGCCAGCTTTAACGGCCATATAAGCCTGTGTGGTTGTAGATATACCAGCTTGCCTTGGCTTGGTAACTAAATTATATCTATTGTCCTCATATGCTCTAACGATTTGTTGTTGTCTTGGGAAAAGTTTAAACGGAACGAAACCCTCTTGAGTTTTATCAAAAGTTTCAATATACGTTTCTATCGCATATATTGGGTCTTGAATACATTTAGCATATTCCTTATATATTTCAGCCGTTGTTAGCATATTCATTTTTATTATAAATATACCAATAACACCAAATAAGTCAAAAACAAAAAGCCCCACTAGTGTGAGGCTTTCTTTTATAATAGGTCGTTGATGTCGATATCGTCTAAATCGTTGAACGAAAATCCATCAGAATCATCATCACCGATTTCATCTCGATAATCATCTTCAGATATTCTAGTCTTACAACCTTCAACTAATTCATTTATTATTTCTTGGCCTAGTTTGGTACCAGCCATGATTTCTCTCATACTTCTATTAAATTCATTAACTGGTAATGAAGCCAATTCAGAATATACATTATGTTTCAAATGAAAGTCTTCTGGTTTAATAAGTTTAGTGAACCTTTCCCATAATGCTGGACCTAATCTCATGTCCCATGGTTCAGCAGCTAAGAAGTCAGCCTTACCAATAACGTAATTAGCAACATTATCATCTTCTGGTAAACCATGCGCTGAAAGAATTTCCATCACTCCCTTAACCAATTCATGAATAAA